GCTTGAGTGGTTTCTCGATCAAACCCGCTTGGTCAAACGGCGCGAGCCATAGGTCTCGCCCTGTGCCCGATCGAGGCGTCCGCTTCGGATCGCTTCGTCGATCTTGTCCTCGATGAAGACAGCAATCTCGCGTTTGCCATCGGCGCCACGTCGCTGTTCGGTGCGCGCAGGCGGCTGATCGCGACCGATGCGCATGTCGTAGACATTGACCTGCACATCATTCGCCGGTGCCGGCATGCGCATGCGATCGAGACGCTCCGCATTCCACCGATGGCGCGGGTCGTTGCGCGTCAGAACTTCCTCGCCACGCAAACCGACAAACGGCACCTCATCAGGCCGCAAGCCCAGCATGCCGCCTGCATGGAAACGCTCAGCCCCTGCAAAGGCGCCGAGTGCCACCAGCCTGGTGTGGGATGGCGCGATGCCGACCAGGCCACCGGCATGCGCGGCGCCGAAGAGGCCGGAGATCCAATTGAAGATACCATCGAAGAACCCACCGCCAGTGCTTGCAGCAGCGGCGCTCGCACCTGCCTGCGCAGCCGCCTGTGGCGCCACCACACCGAAGAGGCTCGGGAATGCCCCGACGATTTGCGTGGTGATCGGCAGGATGAATTTTTGCTCGATGAGCGTTGCAGCGATGCGAGCCGCCATACGCCGGAACAAGCCCACCGCGCCTTCGGCGAGGTTTGCGAAGACGCTCTTTCCGGCTTTGCCGGCATTGGCGAAGCCATCGACCAGAAAGTTTGATATGTCGCTCGACAGGCTCTTTGCCTGATCACGGATGTCGTTGAAGTAGCGCGCCTGCTCGCGAAACGCTGCTGCAGCATCCTGCGCCTGGAGAACTTGTTCATCCACGCCACCGAGACGTTCACGCATGCTCTGCATGCGACGCTCACGTTCGATGGCAAGTTCAGCAGCCCGTCGCTCGGCAGGATCGCTCAGACGCGCAGCTTGTGCCTCCCGTTCGGCAATGTCGCGGTCATTGGTCGATGTGCGTCGCTCGCGGGCCAGCATGCGGGCGCGTTCGGCGGCGGCCTGTGCCTCGATCGCGCGTGTCGTCGCCTCGATGGAGGCGCGCAGCCTTTCCTCTGCTGCGCCCGTGGCGAGAGAGAGGGCCGCGCGCGCATCACGGGTTGCCGCCAAGGATCGCTCAGCCACCTCGGCCCGCTGGACGGCGGCAGTTCCTTGCGCCTCTGCTTCCGCCAGCCTGCGCGCGCTTTGGGCCGACAGTTCTGCCTGAAAGGCGGCACGCGCCTGCGCTTCGACAGTTTCGAGGACGCGTGTACGGAGGATTTCCTCCGTTCGCGCCGTCTCGTTGATTCCGTTGCGGTAGCCCTCGATTGCCGCTTGCCGAGCCGCCTCGGCGCGGATGACGGCCGATTGACCCTGCCCATAGGCGTCCGCCACAGCGAGCGTCGCGCGGCTCTGGATCTCCAGTTCACGCGTCTGGTCCTGGTATTGTTGGCGCTGCTGAGCCGCTGCGTCCGCAACCATGCGGCGCTTGAGGGCCTCGGCCTCCAGTACATTGAGATTCCGTTCGCGCGCGGTGATCTCTGCCTGGATCTCCGCCTCTACGAGAGGGCGGCGGGCGGGCGACGCGTTGTAGATCCGTTGGCGTCGTTCGAGGTCGGCGATCTGGCGCGCGGTCTCTTCGCCGATCGCCATGGGCTGGGGGCCACCGACCGAAGAACCCGCAACCACCGGTGGCTGGGCTTGGGCCTGAGCACGGGCTTGTGCTTGTTCTGCCGCCTGGCGGAGCCGCTCGTACTCCGCTCGTGCGGCTTCGACCTGCTCTTGGACCTGAAGTCGCACTGCGTTGGGCGACCCATAGCCAAAGCCAGGTATGACCACTTCCGCATTAGGGTCTCTGTAGAGCCGGGTCTCGCGGTTGAAGCGGTCAAGACGCTCGACCGCCATCTGCAATGCATCCTCGGCCTCGGCGAGGGGATCGCGGACACGCGGCTGGGATGGACCAAGGAGATTGGCCGCGCCGGAGATCGCGCCTTCGACGACCTGCAGCGTGATCCGACCGATCGCGCCACGCGCCAGGTTATCGACAAGGCGGTCCCAGGCACGACTGATGTCGTTGATCGACTTCTCGGTGGGCGAAAGCGACTGCTCGTTCAGCCCCCGGATGCGTTCCTGCAGCGCCGCGATAGCGATGCCATAGGCGCGCGACTTCTCGCCTTGCTCTGCGAGGAGGCGGATGTTCTCGCGCTGGGACGGGTTGAGGAAACCATTCAGCGCCCGATCCAGCTTGATGATTGCGTCGTAGCCGCCGGTCGCGAGTTCAGCGAGCTGTCGAGCCGCGTCGCTGGTGCTAGACCCCATCGCGGCCGCCAGATCGGGCGCCATGCTCGCCAGACGCGGGATCTCGGCGCCCGCAAGGTTCGGCGTGCGAACAAGGGTCGAGACAGCCGAGCGCGCTTCATCACGCGCGACGCCGACATCACGAAGCTTCTCGACGAGTTCGTTCAGCTGCCCCGCTGTGGTCTGACCCTGGCGCCCCATGGCGGCAAGCGCCACGTTGAAGGTCCGGCTTTCCGCTGCAAGATCGCTGGCGCGAGACAGAACGATCGCGAGCGGTATGCCGATGGCTGCCATGGCGGCTGCGGCGCCGAGCGCCACTGGCGGGATCGCCCGGAATGTCGCCCCGATCCCGCCAAAGATCTGGGTGATCTGCGGGCCCTGTTGGAGCGCCACCGTCAACGGGCTCATGCCCGTCGTCAGCGTCGTGAAGATATCGTTCAGCTGCGGCTGCAGCTGCGCCAGCTGTCGGGCTGTGATGCGAGCCTGCTGGCCCTGCGTCTCGACAGCTTGGCCGAAGCTCCGCGCCTGTGAGCCGGCGGCGGTGAATTTCCGCCCGATGCCCTCGACGACACTGGCATACTCGCCCTGCGTCAGCAGCCCTTTGCCGAGTAGGGCGCTAGCGCGGCCCTGTTCCTGGGCCGCCTGGTAACCATCGGCATATTGGCGCTTCAGGCGCTCGGCAGAACGGGCAAGCTTTTCCTGCTCGCGGTCGGCCTTTTGCGCCGAGGCGCCGGTCCGCTCCAGAGCATTGCCCGCGTCACGCGCCGCCGTCTCAATGGTCTTGAGCGCCTGCTGGCCGGTGCGACCCGCTTCGACCAGTTCGGCCTTGAAGCGTCCGCCATCGACCTGCAGTCGGACCGAGATGTTACGGTTCGCCATCCTCGCTCTTGTCGTTTCGCTTGATGATACCGCGCATGAGGCCGGTTTCGGCCGCGGGCAGGAGTTCGGCGAGCGCTGGTCGGCTCACGCCGAGCGCATCACCCATGAGAAACACAGCCCCGAAATCGAGCCCAACCGGGCCTGCTGGACCCATCCGCAGTTGCCCCGCGCAGCGCTCCAGAAGGTCCCAGACTTCCCAGCCTTCAGCAGTGGCTGGTTGATCGCGATCGTAGGGACATTCGGGGCAGCGTCCGGGGCAGGCCGCGCAATAGGCAGGCCCGCCGCCAAAGTGCCATTCGGCGCGGGCGCTCAGGCGTTTTTTTCGGCTTCGATCTCCGCAATCGGGCGCGCGTAGATTCGCTCGAAAGCGGCTGCCGCCTGCCAGATCTCCATCAGGGCCTCGACTGCCTCAGCTGTGACCGGCGCCGGTGTGCCCTTATCGTCGGCGATGCCCTCCCATTCGATGATGGAGAGCCGCGCCAGCGCCTTGATGAAGGCGACACCGCGTAGGGCGTCGATGACTTCGCTTGCCGTCTCGCCCTCGGTGTCGACCCGCACCATGGCGGATTGGGCGGCAAAGAATAGCGCCGTCCCAAAGGGGCGGACCTTGAGCCGCACGCCGGGCAGCAGTTCGAGCCAATAGGGCTCGGCTTTGAGACCAAGGCGGATCATGGCGTGGCTCCGTAGGCTGCAACATCATTCCTGAGGACAGCAGTCAGCATGCGGCCAAGCGTCGGGTCCTTGGCGCCGCGAAACTCGAAGGTGACCTGAATACCCGACGGACCTTCGATCGGCACGGAGGGGCGCGAGAGCACCGCCTCGTGCACGGTGAAAATGAGGCTCGTATTGGCGTCGCGCACATAGCCGAAATCGAGCTCCATCGGCGTGCCTGCGGTTGCGGCCTCGATCAGCGTCGTCCCGTCAACGCGGACGACGATGTTGCCGGTGCAGGCGGCGACGGTCGGCTCAGCGCTATCAATCAGCCCATCGGAGCGGATCGTCTCGATGCGATCGAGGCCATTGCGATAGACGATCTCGGCGGAGACGACGCGCCCCATAGCGGCGCCATTGCGTCGGATCGTTCCCTGGAAGGAGCCGAAGCGCAGCGCGTTGTAGCTTACAGGGGTCAGATCGCGATCGACATTGTCCGTGCTCTCTCCCTGCGCAATGAGGGAGAGGGTGGCGCTGGTCAGGCCATCGCGACGAAGCGGCAGCGTGAAGCTATCGACGCGGGCCCCAAAATGCGTCCGCCGCAGCGGGACGTCCGGGTTGACCGCCTGAAGCGACAGGCTTGGGATGGTGGCGCCGCCGGATTGGAAGCTGTGGGTGAAATTCGTCGTGCCCGTCGTTGTCGGCTCACCCATCAATGCCTTTAACCAGAAGCCGATCTGGCGGGCATCGCAGGGCACTGCGATTTCACCGTCGCAGGTGAGTGCGCCGAGCACCGCAGGCGCCGGATCGCGTCCTTCGCCAAGAAGGTCATTGTCGAGCAGTGGCTGGCGGGCAGATAGCCCGTACCGGGAGAAGCCCACCCGGTGATAACCATCGGACGGCGGTGTGCCGTAGGTCGTCTCATAGGCCGCCATCAGGCGCGCATTTGCGCCGAAACCGAGCGCCATGCCGGGTCTCCTTTCTCAGTTTGAATGGTGTGGGTCGGACATCCCGCGTGACCGGGATGTCCAGGAACTCAGTTCAATGGATGCGCGGTCTCGTAGATGAGCCGCACCGACACGATCGCCGCCTTAACGTCGGGTCCGCCCTCGGGTGCCGCCACGTCGAAATCCGGTGCGCCGACATCGATGAGATCGACGAGCCCGCCCAACGTCGGATCGGCAGTGAGGGCCGTGGCGATCGCCATGAGCAGATCGTCGAGATGGCCGTCGGGATCGGCCGCGCCCGAAAACGCTTCGATACGCGCCGCGTGGGTCCAGACATAGCTCAAGGGCGAGAGCAGGATTTCGGGCTCTCCGACATCGCCATCGCGTAGGATGATCAGACCCTCGGGCGGGAGCCGCTCGGGGCGCAGACGGTTCCGTTCGACTTTCACCAGCGGCACGGTTTGCAGCCGAGCGAGCAGCGCCTGCAGCACTTCTTCGCGCTTACTGGCCATTTCCTCACTCCCGGGTGTTATGCTTGACATATCGGCCGTTATGCGATACATAACGGCCGGTGATCAAAAGTTTCGGGTGCAAACGCACGGCGCTCGTTTTCATCGGTCAGGCACCGAAGGGCTTTCCCTCCGATATCCTGACCGTGGCGCGCCGAAAGCTGAGAATGCTGGACACCGCGATCCGGCTCGACGACCTACGGGTGCCGCCAAGCAATCGCTTAGAGGCCTTGAAAGGCGACCGAACCGCACAGCACAGCATCCGGATCAACGATCAATGGCGGCTTTGCTTCATCTGGCAGGATGGAGCGGCGCACGAAGTCGAGATCGTCGATTATCATTGAGGAGACGGGTCATGACTAAGAAGAGCAAGTTGATCAGCCGCGACGACCTCGACGCCGGCAATATCGACCTGTCGGCTGAGGCGACCGGGCAGCGCCTCCCGCTCGTAACGCCGGGGGAGGTTCTGCGCGAAGAGTTCATGGCGCCTATGGCCATTTCTGCGCGCGCACTGGCGCGCGATATCGATGTCCCTGCCAACCGAATTACCGAGATCCTGC